TGCCATTTGTTTAATCTATTAATTTAGAGCGCACACCTTGGTTTTTATATTTAGATATACTTATATTTAGTTTTTCTCTTTTTATTTCTGCGTTAGGTCTGTAAAGATGCCTATTACAAGCCATTACCGCCAAACCAGAGCTTATTGCTGCATCAAATTTTGTTCTATTGTTTATGTCAAACTTAGCCCAATCCTGTAGTGTTTCTGAAAAATACATATCACCATGGGTATCATCTGATTTCATACCTACGTGATCTTGTATGTACATTTCAATTGCTGCGGCGTGAGCTTGCTTTATATCTTCGCTTGAGTTAGGAATTCCACCAACCTCTTTTTCTGCTACAGATAGTTTGTTCCATATCTTGTCCGGTCTATTCATTGAATAACCTCGATAACCACGTCTTCTCAAATAGTATAATAGACGGGGTTTATTGTTCTCTGCTAATATAGGCATCCCGTAAAATACTAAAGCCATTAGAACGTCCTCAAAGAATATCTCAGCCGTCTGTGGTCTAGCTACATACTCTAGGAAGAAGTGAGCTGGTGGACAGTCTTCCATGCTAAACTTAGTCAAACCGTGTAAAGCGCCTTTCGATCCTTTACCATCCACTGTTCCTGATATGTCATAACTATCACATCCAAAAGCACCCATATGTTCATTGCCTGGGTATTTTAAACCATTCTTAATAGTATGGTTATTTTGTTGGTGTATCTTAGGTGTCCAGCTAATTTTAAACCTTCCTTTATTATCAGGATAAAATATAACTTTTCCGTCCTTAACCCCATTAACCCATTGAAAATTACCTTGCGTTAGTGGCGCATTTAGCTCTTCGTTATAATCTATTTGCTCGTATATTTTAGCTAAATTAAATATACTGTTTTGTGTTTCATCTCTAAAAGCGTGCTCAGTAGTTCTTGGGAACTGTCTGTAAAACTCATTCAAAGCATCTCCATCACTTTTTAATCCGTCAGCTTCATTTTGCCAATGTTCTAGAATTCCTGTATCAATTACGTCATTGTAAGGTCCTTGAACCTCTTCCTTCGGCGTATCAAAGACAGGGTGTCCATAAGTATCAATGAATCCTTCGTAATTCCACTCCATAGGTATAAACAAAGAATATAATCCTGAGCTAGTCTGTCCATTTCTGTTTCTTTTTGTGACATCAGATCCATTAAATAGTTTTTTAAAGTTTGCTCCTCCTTTGTCTAAAGCGTTCGATGTTGATCCCATCATACACTTACCTATAATTCTACTACCTAATCGTAGTGTTGTTTTTGTAACTCTCCAGTTATTTAATATATTGTTAGGCCTCTCCCATTTACCACTTTCATCATGAGCTAATAGTTTCAGCTTCTCACCATCATAACTGTTGTCACCTGTATTTTTCCAATCTATAGTTGTATCTAAGCCATCTAACTCTTCGCCATCGCTTCCTTGTTCAATTTTCCTTCTAGTCAACTTAGATGCTGGCACTCTATACGCAAGCTCTGTTTTTGGCCTATCCATACCATCTTGGATTGGTTTGAAAAAAAACGGGTAATTAACTGATATTGGCACAACTTTGTCTGTGAACATCTTTTTAGCATCTGGTCCAGTTTTAGACAATATACCAAACCTAGAATCACTTGATATTGTTGCTTGATTAACAAGTTCGCCTGAAGCCATAAAAGAAAAACCAGATCTTCTATTTTTCAAGTAGCACATACCGTATGCTCTTTTATCAGCCTTACAAGCTTCCCAAAAAATATAGAACAATCTATTAGCTTCTCTGAAATCCGGTTGACCTACGTCAATCTTAGACCACTGTAAGTACATATAGTGTGTCCCTGTTATATATGTTGCTTTGCCTTTATTATAAAACCAAAAACCGTCATCTCTTTTTCTAAATTCATCCTCAATGTAATCTACATGCTTCTCTTTAAAGTCTTGCGGGTAGTCTTTCCAATCAAATATTGTCTTTATTCTTTGTAGTGGTTGAGGTTGTTCAGTTACCTCCCACGTGTCGTTATCAAATTTATGGACTTTATCTTCTTTTGGTAAAGCTATTGTTAGGTTTTGTATATTATATATCTCACCTATTTGACCAGTTTTTGATATTACAATTAAATCATGTTCTTTATTGTAACCGTATTCCCATTTTTTAGACTTATTAAGTCTCTTAATGGTGTTTATTTTTATAGGTTCTACAACCTCATACAACGTTTGGTTGTACATTATTTAGATCTTTTTTCTGCAAACCCTCCAAAAGCTTCTATTCTTTTCTCTTCCTTTGGTTTGTTATCTAACATATCTTGTTCGTCCTGAATTCTATTAAGAATTTCAAACGCATCAAAAATAGCTAGTTTTTTTGTAGCTGCCGCATTTTTTAATCTGTCTGCTGTAATATCTTCACCAGAATCAACTATAGCTTCTTTGGCAACTTTTATTAATTCCTCAACTGCTTTATGTCCAGCTAGGATTATATTCTTTTTCGTCTCCTTGATATTCATATTTGATTGTAATAAATTTAGATAAAACTCTATAAAGCCTTTCTTTTTCTATGATAAACTCATATTCACTGTTAGGTGTGAAACCTATTAGATCACCTTTTTTTAAACTTAGTTTTTTGTTTGTATACTTAACAATACCAACTAATGGTTTTTCTTTATCTTCAGCCCACATATCCTCTTTTGATACTATAGGTTTTACGAAGCAGTAATCTGGTAGCGAGAACCAACCATCTTTATTTTGATATAAATATATCTGGTCCATAGAAACAAAATACTTATCTTCTTTAAAGTAGCCTCTACTGTTTCTTTCAACACCCTGTTGGTCATGCCATCTTCTAAAAACATTATGATGTACTATAATTGTATCACCAGGTTTTATATCAGTTGGTATTATTTTAGGTGTTGAAACAACAACAGCTTCTCTATTAACGTATTGATGGTTGAATATCTCTGAGTTTAATATTAACTCTTTATCTCCAATTTTCTTAACGTTATTATATCTTGATCCTTTTGGTTTAACTACAAAGTCAAATAAACCCTGCATTAATATTCTAAATTATACTCCACGGCTATTGCCATGTTTTTATTGAAATCTTTCCAAGGTAGTACTTCTTTATTCTTCATGATATAAATACTGAACTTTTTATCTTCTTCAATTATATCACAAATAGTGTGGCCACCGTATACTTCCTGCCCCACTGCATAATGCATAGCTTCGTTTTTATAGTCTTTACCTATACTAATCTTTCTAATTAGATTCATTTTTGGGTATAGTTTTTAAGGACCCGTCTTGAATATTAACTGAAACATCACCATACTTTTCTTTAAGCAAAGAGTTGTTAGAGTTTAATTTATCTTGAGCAAAAAAGCACTGATCAACTAATGTTTTCTTTTGAACCTCAAGACTACCAATTTGCAGTTGAGCTTGATTGATAGCGTTTATTAATCCTTTTATTAATTTTAATTCCTCTTGAGTTACACTCTTAGGCTTTAGTTCTTTTAATTTTTTCATCTTTGATTTTATTTAATTTAATTGTTATGTTTTTACTAATTTTCTTTGTTCTTTTTTAGGTTCAGATATAAACCAATTTTTATAAACTTCTCTTTTTTTACAAATATATTCCATATACTTGTCTACTTTTTCTTTCCAATTTTTATCAACAACCGGGTTTATGATTCCAGATTTATAACTAGAGAATGTTCTATTAACATAATCCTTTATATTTGATTGATGAAAGTATAAAAAACTATTTATACAATAAAAAGACCCTCTTTGTATATTGTTCCAAACATCTACAGGTTCTATACTTTTACCTAAAACAGACGCGTATAAAGGACTCTCACTTATGTGGGTGGAATAAACACCTTTAGCCTTTTGCATATAATAATACATGTCTACATTTTTAGGAAGAATGTTTTCTTCACCAAAAAAGTCCTTTAACTCACCTATTATTTGATGGGTGGTTATTGGATGAGGTTTAAATAAGACGTTGTTACCGTGTTTATTAACAATATGTTTAAGTTTATTCAAGCAGACGTTTTCTCTTAGCTTGTTAGAACCAGGTAAAACTACTAAATAGTCTTTAGCTGGATACTTATCAATCTCTTCTTGTCTACCTTTGTATTTATTAGCATTATCACCAACAACATTTTTTACTAAGTAAGAGACGTAATCGACCCTGTCTTTTTGCTTAATGTTATCAGCCCACGCGTCCGCCATCTGTTCGTTACGCATCATAAAGTTTAGCGGTTGCATATAAAAGTTTCCCGCGTACTCGGTATAAGCTAGTGTTTTAAAGTAAGGCATTTCTTCGGCCACAACATCATAACTGTGTTCTAAACCTGCTTCCTGACATTTTCTTAGAACATAGCCTTCAACCTGTTCTAAATCGTATAATTTGTCATTCTTTTTTAGAGGACCTATTCTTTTCTCTAGCTCCTTTTTGTTAAACATTTCCATATAATTTGATTTGAATTCTTAATAGTATAATAGTTACACGCTTTTACACTTATCTACCTACCGTCACTAAAAGGCTTGTCACCTAGTTGACCTTGTTTACCACCGTCTTCATACCAAGACGTTATAGTGCTTGTGCTAGTGTTGTAAGTGGTAGTGTAAGATGTAGATGTGTTGAACGTCGTTGTTGTGTTTTTATTTGTTGAAAAAGTGGTAGTTGTATTTTTACTGGTGTTGTATGTTGTAGTCGTGTTGGTTAACGTGCTAGTGTTGTATGTCGTGGTCGTATTAGTTAATGTACTCGTATTGTAAGTTGTTAGCGTACTAGTTGACGTATTAAACGTTGTTGTTGTTAAAGTTGCTGTAGACGTATTAAACGTTGTCGTAGTATCTTTGCTAGTTGACCAAACGGTTGTAGTGTTTTTATTTGTTGAAACAGTTGTTGACGTACTAGTATTGTAAGTAGTTGTTGTACTAGTATTGTATGTTGTAGTTGTAGATTTAGACGTGTTAAACGTTGTGATAGTTGTTTTACTTGTTATTGTACTAGTATTGTAAGTAGTAGTGTAAACAGTGGTTGTGGTGTGAGCTGTATCTGTTGATGTATTATATGCTGTATTAAAAGTTGTTGTTGTACCCTTAGTGGTAATAGTACTCGTATTGTAAGTCGTTAATGTAGCTTTACTAGTTGACCAAGTCGTAGTGTATGACGTTGATGTTGTTGTGCTAGTATTGTATGTTGTAGTTGTACTAGTATTGTAAGCTGTTATGGTTATAGTGTTTGTTGATTGGCTTGTTGATCTATAAATTTGACCTGTAGACAACGTATTTTTAGAAGTCTCAAAAACTGTATTAGTTAATTTAGAAGTACCCCAAGTTGTAGTAGTATTCTTGCTTGTTATAGTACTAGTGTTATAAGTCGTTAACGTTGTTTTACTAGTATTAAACGTTGTAGTTGTGTTTTTGTTTGTGGAAA